GCAAAGAAACAGTCCACCTTCGCCACGGGTCTCGATCAGAGTGACCATAGCGCCGTCCCGAAATCCCATGGCAAGTTTCATGTTGCCATTGATCGGCTCCGAGCAGCGATAGATCACGTGCTTGCCACCGGACTGGCTAGACTCAATCACCAGCCGAGCCAATAGCTCGGGTGGGATTTGCTCTTTCCAGGCTTCGAAGCGATCGCCTCCTCGGTCGAAGTCAAGCATTTCAAGGTTGCCACTGACTTGGCCAGTGACGACGCAAATCGCATCCTCGGGTTTTGAGAACCATTCGACGATCTGGTGTTCTTGCGGAATTCGAAGCTGAAATTCTTTCCAACCTGGAAGCCTGGGACGTTTCTGCAATCGAACTGCCGGCAGGACCGACAAACCACTTTCACGGTACGCCAAGGCGGATGGAAGAAGGGATGTGAAATCGGATGACATATTCAAAATGGAATCTCCTCGTCTGTAAACTCATTGGAAAAATGTTGGTCGCACGGTTCGGGCATCGGCCCGATCTCGTAGTCAACGATCCGGTCGTACTCCTCTCCGGAGACGCTTCGAACGACGATCGCGAGGGTTTGCGCAATGGCCCCCCCTTCGATCCGCGTGAGTGCTTCCTCGGTGGTTGCAGGAACCGGATCGGGGGATCGCTGTTTCCACCAAGCCACGGCACGTTGGCGTGCGTAACCGGAGTGTTCAAAGCAAACCCACTCGGATTTGTGGTTGCGCCAGCCGATCATGTAATCGACTCGCATCGATCGCGGTGCATCGTCGGCGGCTCCACGCTTGAGGTGGCTGTAATAGTGAGTGTCGGTGACTTCGTAGCGAGTGTTGGTAATTTGGCCGGATAGGATCGGTGCTTGGGTCGCTTGGGCTTCGTGGTTCTGTTTTTCAGGTGGGGGAAAGGTAAAGCCACACTCCGGGCAATTCGCGTACCCCATAGCGATGAGTGCGTTGCATTTGGGACATTGCTTCGCGGGTGCTTCACCAGTCGATTGGCAGCCTGCAGGTTTGATCCGCAGGCAATCGACCGGTCCGTGCCTTAAAACATTGCCACCAAAGTCGAGGACTAAACAGTTCTGTTTGCTGGGGTGAAGTCTGAAGCCGCGCCCCACAGCCTGATAGAAAAGTCCCGGTGATGAAGTCGGCCGTACCATAGCCACACAATCGATGTTGGGTGCATCGAATCCGGTGGTCAGCACGTTGACGTTGCATAGGTACTTGAGATCGCCGCGCCGGAATTGCTTCAGTAATATGTCGCGAATCTTTGGCGGGGTTTCGCCAGTGACGAAACCGCACTCAATCCCATACTTTTCATCGAGCGTTTCGACGATGTGGTTGCCATGCCGAACGCCGCTCGAGAAAATCAGCACGGCGTTGCGGTCGGCTGTTTGCTCCACGATTTCACGGCAAACGGACTCGACCAGCGACTCGCTATCCATGAGGGCTTCGACCTCGTCGGCGACGAATTCGCCGGCACGGATGTGCAGCGAACCGAAGTCGATTTGGTCGGTGCCAGACTTGGAAACCAGCGGACACAGGAATCCGTCGCGAATCAATTCTTTGATCCCCACCTCGTAACAGATCGTGTTGAGGATATTCTCCGGCGCACAGATCGGTCCGTCCTTGAGTCGAAACGGGGTGGCCGTAAAGCCGATGATCCGCACGCGAGGATTCACCATCTTGGATTCGGCGAGGAATTGTTGGTACATCCCCTCACCATCAGGACTGATTAGGTGCGCCTCATCAACAATGATCAGATCGAATCGATCAAGCTCGCAGGCTCGCTTATACACCGATTGGATCCCAGCGATGATGACCGGATTGTCCGTGTCACGTCGCTTGAGTCCTGCGGAGTAAATCCCATAGTCAACTTCTGGGCAGACCGCGGTTAGTTTGTCGGCAGTCTGCTGCAGGAGTTCTTTGACATGAGCCAAAACGAGGACGCGACCTTGCCAGAGCGTGACCGCATCCTTGCAGATCGTGGCCATACAGGGGGTCTTGCCCCCCGCTGTTGGAATGACCACGCAAGGATTGTCATCGCGATCGCGCAGATGGTTGTAGACCGCGTTGACCGCAGCTTGTTGGTAGGGACGTAGTTGCATCGGATTAATCCTCATCAGACTCGTCGTAACAAGCAGGGGTTCGCTCATCGTCGAACACCCGATCTATCCATTCAAAGCCATCGTTCATCATGCCGAAACCTTCTCCAAGTCGAGACGACAGGCTCCGATAGGATTCACGAACCCCATCGCATTCAGGATCGACAGTCGGTTGATTGACTAGACGTTTGCGTGGCACCATCAGACCGCCACATTTAGGGCACTCTTTGATTCGTCTAGTAACAATCACACCGCAATCACTACAAACTTTGCGTCTAAGGTTTTTCACCATGATCACTCTTCCATACATTTCGAGATGCGTACAAAAACCATGCCTCCAGGGATCGGTTCGCGTTTCCAGGTGTCTAGGTGGATGATTTGGCTGTCGTCGTGATAGGCACCACCTTGCCCAAGTGCATCGAGCAAAGCTTTTTGAGTGTTATCCACGTCTCGGCGACGACGGTCGGGTGGATACAGTTCAATGAAGACTTCTAAGTCACCATCGATGGGGCGAACGCCGCGCGCCGCGAGGATCGACACAACCTGTTGACGGAAGAGTCGACCCCCGCGGCTGATGAGCGTCCGTGCTCCCACCCGCCGCCAGTAATGATTCACTGACGGCGGGTACGGCAGTTCAAGTTCGATCACGAGGGACGTCTCCATGGTGGAGTCGTGTGGCTCGCTTGCTGAGGCTGAGCCGTAGCCGCCGCAGGTTTCGAGTAACCCTTGATCTCGTTGGTGATGTCCCCCGAATCCTCACGCTTTCGGCACTTAACGTTGATCACCAACGGCAAGTTATGCAGCTCGACCGAGTCGCCAGGGGTGAGCACCCCAACGGCTCGGCAGATGGCCGAGAGTTCCGCTTGCGCGATCTGCACTGCAGTCGCATTTGCGTTGTGAAGATTCAATCGGGACCAAAGGAATCGACCTTTGTATTCCCCCTCGAGGATCTGGAACGTGAGCTGCAAATAGCTCCCCGATCCGGACTTCGTCGGCTTGAGTTCCGACTCGGTGATGATCGCCAGGTACTTGCCAGCCGGGATCGGTTCAAAATCCGACGACGGTTCGACTTGGTTCGCATTGAAGTTGTTGAGATTAGCCAAGGTTCGTTACTCCTTCTGGAACAGAAACAGGGTTGGACAGTTCGTTTGATGAGCCGAGGATGCCGCCAACAATCGCATCCCAAGCCAATGGAATTTCAGGTTTGAGCCGGTACCGGTTCTTGGCCACGCACGATGGACCGCCGATGGTTTTCAAGATGCGTTCGCCACCGGCAGCCCCCACGGGTGCTGCGATCGCTCTCTGGCGACCAAAGCCACTCTCTTCGGTGCGGGTGGTGAATCGCTTGGTGGCAAACAGCACCGCATCGCACCATTCGGTAATGATGGCGCTGGCATGCTTGTGCAGACGAGGCGAGTAGCGATCGTAGGCCGGCGCTTCGGGATCCTCGAATTTCTCGACTTTCGCGTGAGCGATCAGAAAGATCATCATGCCGCGATCGCGATGGAGGTTGCCAAGCTTGTCGATGAGCTTGCGCCAGTAATCCAAAGCGAGGGTGTAACCTTTGCCGTAGCCACCTCCGACCTTTTCGATCGTCGTGGCCGATTCACGTCGGCAGATGGCATCCCAGATCAATCGCTCGAGCCAATCGAGCGAATCGATCGCCACGGTTTGGTAATCGTGCGGCTGGGTCTCTAGCTCCGTGAGCGCCGCGACGACATCTTCGAGAGATTTGGCCAGTGGGAAGCGATCGCAGTCGATCTCTCCCAAGCCATCCTCGGTCTGGATGAAGATCGGTTTGGGGGTGGTGGCCGCGAGGCTACTCTTGCCAACCCCTTCGGTACCGTAGACCAAGATCCGTGGTGGCAGATGGGCTTTCCCACGCTGCACTTGCTGTAACAAACTCATGTGCTTTTTCCTTACAAGAACGAACAAAAAAACTGGGTAAAACAAAGGCAG